ATCCTGATACATCTTGGCAAGGAAGACGGAGCGTTTACGCCTCATATCTATTCCCGCGCCTCCCTCTGGAAGGACTTCGCCGCATTCCTCGCCGCCCTCCGCGTTCACAATCGCCTGAAGGAAATCAAACAAGAAGAAAAGTTGTCACGAAACAAGAAGGAAGAAGGTCAAATAGAGTGAAACCAGAAGAATACTTGAAGTACTGGTGTCCGGTTTCTCCGTACCAAATTCAGGACGAGGAACCTGCTTATCATCTTGACCCTGAACAATTAGCTGCAATTATTCAGGATTACATCGACAAAGAGACTAATTAATATGGCTAAGAAGGATTATCGGGTCAGCATGACCGTTACAAGCACCCATGTCTACCATGTGCCGGAGTGCAACTCCCCCGAGGAGGCGATCACGATCGCAGAAGAATACTTTGCGGATGGAGAAGACGGCCTCGTCGAAGACACTGATGTAGACAGTATTGACGCTGTGGAAGACACTGGGGAGGAAGATTGAGCTTAAAAATTCGCAACACGCGAGAATTCATCGTACCTGAAACGTTCCGAATGAACGTCCTGTTGTACTCTTTACCCGGCTCGGGCAAGACAACATGGATCGGCACATGCCCCCCAGAGGAAACAGGAGTGGCTGCCTGCGAGACAGGCACTGGCAAAGGCTTGCTCTCGATTGCAGACAAGGGCTTTGACTGCGTCGAACCCTCTGATATCAATGAGCTAGAAAAATTTTGTCGAGGGGAGATTTTCAAGGACAAGAAGATTTTAGTCCTCGACTCCCTGAGTGCAATGTACAAGACATTCATCAAGGATGCCGCCCTGAAGATGCCCCGTCAAATGGGGGAGACCGACAAGAGGAAGGCTGGTATCCCCGAATTAGTGGACTTCGGTGTGATGGCCGAGTTAACCCGCCGCCTCCTTAACATCCTGATGAACTCCAACCCCGACAAACACATCATTGTTACTGCCACGGAGAAATATGATCGCCCCAACGAAAATGACGCCCCGGGCACGGAAAGTCTTATTGGACCTGATCTCGCGGGCCAAATGTTCCTCGGATCGGCTGCGATGTTCGATTTCGTTTTCCGACTCCGAACCCGCCCCAAACTCCGAGACCCTAAAGACCCCAAGTCCCGATATGGAGAACGCTATTTCATCACCCAACAGGAATCCGGAACCATCGCCAAGTGCCGTTCGAATAGCCGAGGAATACCTCTCCTCGAAAGAGAGGAAATCTTCGACCAGCAAACCGGACAGGGGGGATTTCTAGACTTGCTCAGCAAGATCTTGCGTGGGTACGCTCGGGCCACCGAGCAAGGGGCGAAACCCGCCGTGGAATTGACTTCAGCCTAGAAGGGGGTTCAGGCCCCGAATTAATTTTTGTCACAACCCGCCGCTTGCAATGATCTAATTGAGCGAGGGGCAAATAATTGGAGGAAATACACATTGTCTTGGAATGTTTTGTGGGAAGAAGTATCCGCGCAGGACGAAATTGTACCAGTCGGTCGCTATACGCTTGAGTTAGCGCCGGGTTCGAAGTTCACTGAGAATGGCGCGCTGAAAGCAAGCGCTTCTATTGTCGGCGAGGGTGAGTTTGTTGGCAAGAGGGTCTTCTTTAGCTACCCGGATCCTAATGGTGTCTCTTCGCAAGGGAAGTCTTTTGCTTGGAGCAAGACTGCATTTAAGCGGCTGATCTCTGCAATTGGTATCGATCCCGAAGTTGGTGAAGCCGAGGATGCCTACCTGAATCGCGTTGCTGGCTCTCGATTCGCCGGGCAGATTAGGCATCGTACACAGGAAGGTTATCCAACGCAGGCAGAACTTAACCTATTCAATGTAAGTCCAGCGGCCTAGGAGTTGTGTGTTCAAGCCCGATAAACGCCTTCAGAAATGGTACCAACGTTACAATCGTGCCTTCTTCGACGGGCAACTTCCTTCAGATGTTCAGATAGGATGGAACGAGCTAGACGAGATGTACGGTACACTGGCTGCTAGTATCTGGACATCTGAGGAAGACGGGCTTGAGCATAAGGTGCTGCAGATCCACATTGACCCTAAGAAGCACTACGGTCCCTGCCAATGGAAGCTGACTTTGCTTCATGAATGCGTCCACCTTAAATTGTTACCTTGGCAAAAACACGGTAAACGTTTTGAATCTGAAATGCAACTCCTTGCTATTAAAGGCGCTTTCGCAGGGCTGTGGTGAGTAATTTAGAAGATTCACGAAGATATAGAGCGCGGAATCCTGAAAAAGTTCGTGCAAGCCGAAGAAAGAGTATGCGAAAGTACACTCTTAAAACTAAATTTGGCATGACACTTCGGCAATATAATTATCTTCTAAAGAAACAAAACGGTTGTTGCGCAATTTGTGGTTACAAACCGGAAGGTGAAGATCGATATCGCAAAGGCAAGAGTCTTGCCGTAGATCACGATCATGTAACAGGCAAAATTCGCGGTTTACTGTGCGATAAGTGCAATAGAGGTTTAGGTCATTTTAATGATAATCCAAGGCTTTTAGTAGAAGCTGTGCTTTATCTACAGCAGACAGGAACATATTTGGATGATATCAAGTATGTTGATGATAATGCAGACTTCCGACATTTCTTGAGTGCCACATTTAAAACAAAGAGGAACTAATGCCAAATCTTGTTGATCGTCCGTCACGTGTGTTCCGATTCTATGACGCCAAGTTGCAGGCATATCAGATCACACCCTTTACTGATGGTGCGCCTCCGGCAGAAACTCCTCTGCTTGCACGTACAGGATTCATTACTGACATCGAGATCTTCGCTGACGAAGGCTGGCGACTAGCGAATGAACTCGGGGAGACGCAATTGGCTGCGCAGATTCTCCTGCGTGGTCTTGATTGGGAGCACGCAGTCGCGAATCACAATGGAATCTTGATTCCGGATCAACCAGACAAGGTTTCCGATCCGTTGGTGCAGGCAGAGATTGATCGTCTGGATCAGGCAACAGAAGATCTGGTGGATCAGTTGAATAAGGTCTCGGCTGCCAATCCGAAGCGCACGAAGGGCTTGCAACGCGAGATGGAAGAGCGCAAAGAGGGCGAGTAATATTGAAGACTGTTGGTGAAACCCCGGGTTGCGAAGGCTGTCCGATGCGAAGGTTGCAACCCAATGCAACCTTCGTGGCCCCGAAGCTCCCGGTTCCGGGAAGAGATCTAGTACGTCTAGTAATTGCAGAAGCGCCCGGCGAAACCGAGGCGCAGGAAGGTGAACCACTTGTCGGAGGATCAGGAAAAGTATTCGATCGACTCTGCCGCGCAGCGGGAGTTAGTCGTGACGGTCTCACCCTCACGAATTGTTTGCAGTGCCGACCCCCAGAGAATATTTTCCCGACTGACGCAGCGGCCCGTAAGTACATTTCAAAAGATGACGCGCAAAAAGTTGTTCAACACTGTTTTGCCAATCACGTCGCTCCTCTGCTTGATAGCCGCGATTGGCAGCGTGTGGATTTACTTGGTGACAAGCCTCTCCGCATCGTGGCCGGTAAAAGTGGTGGGATCTCTACCCTTCGTGGCTCTCCTCTGTCCATTAGTCGCGCTGACGGCGCAATACCTCTTCGAGGACTAGCGACATTCCACCCTAGTTATCTCATGCGCGATCAGGTCTTCCTGCCCGTGGCAGTGAACGACCTTAAGAAGAGTCTTGATGAACCAGCAGAACACTACTCCCCCTTTCCAAGTATCGAACAAGTCCGAGAGTTCAAACACAAGCGATTCGTTGCCGATATTGAATGCCCCAAATACCGAACCCTCGGTGACCGAGCCCCCATTGAAATGGTCGGGCTCTGTGCTGCCCCCGGAGAAGCAATATGTGTTCCAGTTCGCGGGGAATATGCCAGTGAACTCAAGCGGATCTTCCGAGAGGCAACCGAGATTATCGGCCACAATATTCTTCAGTTCGACCTGCAAAAACTGCGGAGCATTGATGTCGAAGTCAGCGGAGAATGCCGGGTTCATGACACTATGTTGCAGCAACACCTCCTGTGCCCGAACCTACCTCATGACTTGGAGTTTGTCGGAAGTCAATTCGTCAGCAAGCCAGCATGGAAGTCCGATAAGTCCGGAGGATGGGAACTGTACTGCTGTCGAGACTGCGATGTTAACTTCCAGTCTTGGCAACGAATCTATCCCGAATTGATCGCGGAGGGGCTTGTAGACCTCTATTGGCGTGTGCAAGTTCCGCTTGCCAAGATCTGCTATCTCATGCACGAAACTGGCTTCAAAGTAGACGTAAGCCAGATAGGTAAAGTACGCGAACAGTTGCTTGCGGAAATGGAGAAGCTAGAACTTGACCTCCCAGAGTTCTTACGAACCCGAACTGAAGCTGTTACGAAGCGAAGCGCTGCGCCTGCTGGAACTCTCGGAAAGTCTGGGAAATCAGTTAAGTACATTAAAGTTCCAGCTAGTAAGATTGTTGTCCCATGGCGATCCGCTGATATTAAACAGCGATTCTTCTACTCCAAAGAGCCGGGATGCTTGGGGCAAGACCCAGTTTTTGACCCTAAATCTGGACGCATCACTACCGGAAAAGTTGCAGTTGCTAAACTCTTTGCTCGAACAAGAAACCCCGCAATCCT